TGCGGCGTCTCGCGGAAAGCAGAAAATGACTCAGGAAAAGCAGAAGCGCCCCTACACGCGCAAGATGAAGGTCTTCGTCGTGACGGACATGCACGCCAACGAGCGGCTGGTGCGGGCCTACACCTCGGCCGACGCGCTGCGCCATGTCACGCCCACGTTCCTTGTGACGCCGGCCGATCAGGACGACATCATCAGCCTGATGGCCGCCGGCACGCCCGTGGAAACCGCGGGCATCCCGGAACAGGAGCTGCCGGCGGGTGAAGCCGCGGGCCTGAGCGACTAACCTACAGGGGCGGTACGCCGCCCCGGAAAGAACACCATGACAGCACTTGTCCCCGTAGATCAAATTGAGCGCATGGCGCTTGCGGTCGCCAAGTCCGGCCTGTTCGGCGTCAAGACGCCCGACCAAGCCATGGCCCTCATGCTGGTGGCGCAGGCCGAGGGCATGCACCCCGCCATCGCCGCCCGCGATTACCACGTCATTAACGGCCGCCCCACGCTGCGAGCCGACGCCATGCTGGCGCGGTTCCAGCAGGCCGGCGGCAAGGTGGAATGGGGCGAGTACACCGACCAGCGCGTGGTGGGCACGTTCTCGCACCCGCAGGGCGGCAGCGTCCGCATCGAGTGGACGACCAAGATGGCTCAGGACGCGGGCCTGACGCGCAACCCGACGTGGAAATCCTACCCACGCCAGATGCTGCGGGCGCGGTGCATCAGCGAAGGCATCCGCACCATCTACCCCGGCGTGGCCATCGGCACCTACACGCCCGAGGAGGCCGAGGACATGGCCCCACGCCCCGCCCGCGACATGGGCGCCGTTGAAGAGGTAACCCCGCCGCCGCCCCCGCCGGCAGTGGACGTGGAGGCTCTGGTGCGCGACATCGATGGCGCCGCCACACTGGAGTTCCTGGAACTGCTGCGCCCGCAGATGCGCCAGGTGCCGAAGGGTCCGGACCGCGACCGCGTGGTGGCCGCCGCGCAGCGCCGCGCGGAAGAGATCCGTGCTGAGCAGGCGCCTTCGCCCGAGGCGGAAGGGGGTGCGTTGTGAGCGCCGCCAGCCAACCCCCCGATCAGCACCTGATCACACCCGCGCAACTTGCCATCCGCTGGGGCCTGAGCCTGCACACGCTCAGCCAGTGGCGGGTCAATAACGGCGGGCCGGCTTACCTGCGCCTCGGTGACGGCGAGCGGCCGCGCATCAGGTATCGGATGAGCGACATCTTGGCCTACGAGCGCCGGGCGAAGGAGGGCGTATGAACTGGTGGCGCCAATCACTGACGGGAATGTTCCGCCCCGCGTCGCCCGAGGTTCTGGCGGCGCGTGAGCTGGACGAGGCCCGCCGGCAGTTGCTGGCCGCAGAGTCCGCTGCGGAATACGCGGACGCGATGTGCGCTTACCACCGCTCGCGGATTGATCGGCTGCAGCGGTATTTGAAGGGGGAAAAGGAATGACCACCGAAGACGAAATCCGCCGCGTGCTGCACCCAGAGGCGCACGAACCCATGCGATACGAGCCGCGCATCCCGCTGGGTTGCGATCAGCAGGGTCGCTACCCGCAGGCCGCGGAGCCGTGCGTGGACCTGGACGAACTGGGCGTCAAGCTGCCGCCGCAGGAGCCGTGGTGGCCGTACATCCTGGGTGCTGTGGTGGGCCTGTTGGCGCTGGTGCTGGTGTTTGCGCCGCTGGGGGTGTGATATGAATCACCTACGCGAAGCCGCCCAGCAGGCGCTGGAGGCGTTGGAGAAGTATGCGACGCACGGTCCGCTTCCCGGACGTTGCCCAGTCAGGGAAGCCGAATACGCCCTCCGCGCCGCGCTGGCGCAGCAGGAGCAGGAACCGGTGGCGTGGACAGACCGAGAGTTTGAACTGATCGACGGAATGATTGAGGTCCAACTGCATCACGCCGCGCAGTGCGATGCCATCGCAAACCGCACGATGGCCGAGAAACAGAAGGGCTGGGACATGGAGCGAGTGGCTCTGCTGCACAAGATCAAGAGCATCTCACCCCGCCGCGAGTGGAAGGGGCTGAGCGACACAGAGGTGTTGTCGATACACCAATCCCTATGCAATACGGTGGGCAGCGACTACCGCACAGTTGCCCGCGCCGTCGAGGCCAAGCTGAAGGAGAAGAACCAATGAGCCAACCCAAAGCCCTGCGGCTGGCTGATGCGCTTGATCGCTGGTATGAAGGCTGGTTCCCAGAAGAAGCCGCCGCCGAACTGCGCCGGTTGCACGCCCTTAACGGGGAACTGCTGGAGGCGTTGAAAAACTTTGTTGACGTCGATCACTACACCGAACGCGAGCGTCTTGCCAAAGCCCGCGCAGCCATCGCGAAAGCGGAGGCCCAACCATGAAACTCCGCGCTTTCCTGCGCGGCTTCGTCAACGGACTAGCACTGCTGCCGCTGTGGCGGTGGATTAGGAGGAAGATATGGACAGTTGGGTAATGGGCGCAGCGTGCGTCGCCGCCCTGTTTTTGGCAATGACGCTAGGCGGCGTTGCCCGTAAAGCAGATTTAATAAATGACTGCAAAACAATGCAGTCATTCCGCCACGGCGACAAAGTGTACGACTGCAAGGAGAGGAGCAAGCCATGAAACTCACCCCGTGGTTCCCCGCCAACGTCAAGCCTGTCAGACGGCGATGCGTTCAGGCTGGCGGTGAAGTTGAAACTTGCTTTTGCTACGTGGGGCTCCGCAGCCTGCGCCGTTGTATTTCTTCACGGCGGCCGAGGGAGAATCGTAGAGTCACACTATGGGGACGACCAAGAACGCGCCACCCGCCGCGCCATCGTCAGGGCTGCGGCTGAGATTGGGAGGAATATGACATGACCAAAGAAGACATCCCGCGCATGGCGCGGGAAGCGGGGCTGGCTCCTATCTACAGCGGTTGCGACGTTCCCAATGTGTCATGCGCATACGAGGATTGGGACGAGGAACTTGAACGCTTCGCCGCCATCGTCGCCGCAGCAGAGCGCGAGAAGCTGGGCGAACAGTGTATTTGGCGTTTGTGATGCCTAACGTTCGAGCTAACCGCGCCCGACACGGCGCACAGGAGCAACAATGAATGAGACACAGCAGCCCGCCGTGGCGGGTCCGGTTGAACCGACAGTTAGGCCGCTGCGCATTGTTGGCGCGCTGAATGCGTGGCGCACGCGCAGAGCACAACGTAAGCTGGCCGGGCTGAAAGCAAAGCTGGCGGCCGTGCGCGAGCTGGTGAACCTGTGCCGGGAAGAAGTGCCCGGGACTCTGGTGCTCAACATGCAAAACATACCGCAAGAGATTGCGGAGGTTGAAGAACTGCTGCGCCAGTTGGCGGCCTAACGTGGGAGCTAAGTTGGAGACGACAGCGCCCGCACAGAACTAACCGGAGCATGACGGCGCAGATGGGCGCTGTTGGCTCTCAACTTGAGCGACGGGTTAGGCCCGTTGGTGGAGAAACAAGATGACTGTTGCCGAACTGATTTGTTTTTTGCAGACGCAGCCGCAAGACGCGCTAGTTGCTTACTGCCGGCACAGCGAACAGTGCTTGATGGAACCGAGAGAAATCATGCCTTACAAGGCGTGCCCTCCTCGCCCTGACGGCTGGGTTCAGGATGAGAGGCCAGACATGCCGACGCAGACCTACGTGCTGTTCCCGGGCAATTGAATGGGCCTAACACAGAGGTATGCGGCAATGAACGGCGCTGAAATGCTCGAAGAAACCACCACACTGAACGCCGGTCATTGTCCGAAGAACGGATGCGATCCAAAAGAGGCTGCTAAGGAGTTGCGTATCTACGCCGCAGCCATCCGCGCAAGGGGGAACAAATGAGTAACGATCTGAAGCAAGCCGCCCAGCAGGCGTTGGGGGCGTTGAGGAAAAGTGTGGGGGCAATGCGTGGTCTGTATGGTGGTTGGCGTTGCGAAGCACCTTTAAAAGCAGCAGACGCAGCCATCCACGCCTTGGAAGCCGCGCTGGAGCAGCCGGATCAGAGCAAGGGGGAACACATGACCCGCGACGACATCACCCGCATGGCGCGGGAGGCTGGGTTCTCCGATAAGCAATCTGAAGTCTACTTTGACCGCGTGCTTCAGCGCTTCGCCGCCATCGTCGCCGCAGCGGAACGCGAAGCGTGCGCCAAGGTGTGTGAGCAGGCCGACGAAGATGGCGAGGGCCCAGACTGCTGGGGCTGGCACTCAAAGGACTACGCCGCAGCCATCCGCGCCCGCACCCCATGAAATGCCCCATCTGCAGCACCTGGGCCATCAGGCTGGAAACGCGCAGCAATGCTATGTACAACACCGTGCGCCGCCGCTACGAGTGCGGCTACCTGCACAAATTCAGCACCGTCGAGCGCGTGGTAACGTTCGTCAATATACGTTCCCCGAAGGGTTCTAAGCCTGGCTCGCCCTGACGGCAATCGTCGCTACTGTGCCGGTGGCCGACTTGGTGCTGAGATAGCGTCGTAGGCCCGCTCGCAGGCGGTGCCGGCAGCGCCGCGAGCGTCGGCTACGGCAGCAAGCTCTCCAGCCGCTTGCGCAACCCCTCGGAGCAGGTTGGCGAGCACAACTCCGGGGTCTTGGGCTGCCGCGCCTCCGGGGGCAGGGCCGGCGCCGTCGCGCTGGGGATTGGCGCACTGGGCGGCGATGACTTCGGCGCGGCGCTGCAGGCTGTCAGCAGCACTGCGAGCGCGGGCAGCGTCAGCAGACGCAGCGCGGATTCGGTTCTGGGCATCGGTCTGCACCTCCGTGTGCTGGGCTCGCCAGCGGGCCTCCAGGGCTCGCGCGGCTTCGCTGGCTGCCAGAGCCTCGGCCACCAGTTTCTCGCGCTCCTGCGCCCGTTCTGCGCGTTCTCGGGCCAGTGTGATCTCGGCGCCGCGCAGCTCCCACAGCAACATGCCCGACAGCACCACCAGGCCGATGCAGGCAGCACCAAGAGCGTAGGCGACGGGGCGGTAGATCATAGGCCCAGACACTGCCGGTTCTCAGCCTGCCGGCGCAGAGTCAGGCCACGCAGGGGCTCACCACGGAAGCGATCCCAGCGCAAGATCTCGGCGCAGGCGCCAGCGTAATCGCCCGCGTTCAGCCGGCGCACCAGCGTCGAGCCGCAGAACGCCCCCGGCCCGATGTTGTACGCTAGGCTCAGGAAAGCGTCGTATTCGTGCTGATGCAACGGCACCCGAACGCACTGCTTCAGAGCGCCCTCGAACTTCTGCACGTCGGCCAGCTTGCGCACCAGCGCCTGCACGGGTTCGATGCGGTCGCCGGGTTTTACGCCGGCAGTGGTGCCAAAGCCGATGGTCGGGACGTCGCCGGGGACGGGGCGGTACGCCTCGCCACGGTAGCCCTCATGGACGGCGATGCCGACCAGCGCAGACGCTGAGAGCGTCAGGGCGCCGATGACGATGCGGGCTTTCACTCCGTGGATTCTCCGCGAAAGTGCATCCTGCCCCAGCGGTAGAGCAGGAAGCCGATCTGCAGCACCAGGTAGATCAGCGTGACCCACAGCACCAAGTCATTGATCGGCATCCCCGCCACAGTCGCGCCCACGACAGCAACTGGTGGCGACGCCTTTGCGGCTTCAGTGGCGATGTCGGCTTTCTGTTGCATCGTCAGGCTCATGGCTGATGTTCGGCCGCGCGGGCTTCGATTTCCATTGGATGGTTGCGGTATCCGTAGCGCACCAAGCCCCACAGGTACGTGACATAGTATTGCAGAAGGCCCATGCGCTTGTACTGCTGCCAGTGGGCGATTTCGTGCCTAGTCAGACGCTGGTTCGCCAGATGTTCCGGCAGGATGTAAATCCCCCACGGCGCCAGCGCCACGCCTGCGAAGCCGAAGCGGCGCAGGAACCAGGCGATGATGTGGCGGGCTGGGCGGGGGATCATTCTGTGAGAGCATTGACGGGTTGCTCGGAGAGGGCGTTACGCTGCCGCTCAACCTCACCCACCGTGCCGACTGCGGCAGCGCGCTTGGCCTCGCCCGTGCGGCGTTGGGTGTCGATCACGATGTCCAACAGCTTGCGGCGCTCTTTTTCTGGCAGACCGTTCAGTAGGTCAAGCATGCTCTGGTTGGTTTCTGCGGCCTTTCGCAACAACTCAACGGTTTTCTTGTCCAGCCGCTTGTTCGCGCTGGCAAGGCTGAGGTTCGTCGCCGTGATGGCCGGCTGAAACCAGTTGGGCAAGCGCAGCTTTGATCTATTGGCCTCCAGAATCAAGGCAAGGTCTTTCTTGCCGCCTTCAGCAAGTTCTGCGGCGCGCTTGTCCAGCTCAACCTGCCGCGCTAGCCTGTCCAGCGTGGGCATCTGCGACGACATTTCTTTGAAAATGTCGTAGCGGCCGGGGCCAAAAATTGCCTCTACGGCGTCTTTGTTGTCTCCGCGGACAAGTTTGACGAATTGCTGCGGGCTGTCTTTAAACATCTCCAGCGCCTGCGCCGCCATCTGTTTTTGCGCGATGACGTCCATTCCTTGGCTGTAGGTCTGAAGGTACTGGCGCCAACCGGGGCCGCCCGCCGCGGCCTCAATGGCGTTGTCAATCACAGGGCGCAACTTGTCCAGCACTGATGCCGTCAGCTTGGCTCCGGCCTTCGGGTCGTCAACCTTCAGGACGTCGCGCACGCGCTGCGCCACGCCCTCCTTGCGGATGGTGTACAGATCGTGAGCGTCAATGACGCCGCCGTTGCGCTGCGCCAGATTGACCAGATCATCGCGTACCAAGCCCAAGACCTTTGTTAAGTCATTGCTGGCTCGCAGGCCTGGCGTATTCAACGAGCGATTAATTGAGCCCAACAGCGGGTCAATGCTCAGCGGCTTGAGACCATACGCCTCTAGGCTTCCGATCTGCCGTTCAATAAAATCGCGTTCTGTACGGCGCTGCTGGGCAATATCAGAAAACACTTGCCCCGTTTGGCGCTGCTGTGCTGCGGCCTCAGAAAGCCCACGAGCCTCAAGCCGCGCGGCCTCCGCAGACGGCACCGTCATTGACTGACCCGTCCTTGGCTCGCCCGTCACGGCACCGCGAACCAAGCCGCCCTGCTGCGGTGCGGGCGCGGGCATGGGTTGGCCCTCACGCAACGCAGAAATCATTGACTGCTGCTTCGCTGCGGCCTGCGGCCCAAGCCGAGCCATCGTCTGCCCCGCTTGGTTGGCCGCACCAAGTTCCGTCTCACGCATGGGCGCAACCAACGCATTCAGCGTCTGTTGCGCTTGTTCCTGCGCTCGCATCGCTTCCGTCTGCGACCGCCCGCCCGCCATGCGAGCCAGTTCTTCCTCGGCCAGCGTACGCCGGGTGCGGGCAAGTTGCGCAGAGAAGTCCGTAGGTTCAAAGGCCAGCAGCGACTGCCACGCTTGGCGCGGAATCTCTGCGGTTGCTTGCGCCGGAGAGGCGCCCGGTTTGGCTGCGGACAGGCCGGCTTTGATGGCACCCAACTGGTCGCCTGCGGCTTGGCGGGCAACGTTGGCGGCGCTTCGTTGGGCCGACGAACGCAGGGCATCAGCCGCTCGCGCCCCCAGCTTCACTGCTTTGCCGAGCCCTTGGCCAAACATCTCGCCCAGAGCGTATTCCTGCGCCCCGGCACGCAAGTCAGGTTGCTGGCCCTGCAGCAATTCAGACCCGGCGCGAGCCCCGAGGAAGCTCGTC